TAAGCTATGGAACTATAAATTAGGTGCTGGTCGCGAACACGGAGAACATTCCACCAGCACTATCCATACCTGAAATTGAAGAAAAAGGTACGGACAGTATAGTATTTGGTTGCGGGAGAGGGATTCGAACCCTCGACCTTCAAGTTATGAGCCTGACGAGCTGACCGGACTGCTACTATCCCGCATTAAAATGGTATAAACACACATGGGGCCATTATGCCAATTTGCCTAGCTCGGGTTGCATAGCGGTTTGATCAATGACCATATATTCATATCTTCTACCCTCATCCCTCTTTTACTCTTGGGTAGATCAGTCATGCGTGTTTATTCTTCCGAGACGAATTTAGGTTGGGTGATCTCCACGCAACTAAATGGGTTGCTACAAAAACCCGTCTCAGCTAGTTTGGCTGGCGATATCGATCACCAATTTAATGCGCATATCATGCGTAACCAATTATGCTAATCGCCTCGGTGCAGTCTGCTCACTGCATTGTCCCGTTGTGGTGGGAAGCAAGAATCTTTTTTACCTTGTTCCGATATTTTAGTCGGGCGATTAATTATGGCGAACCTGATGGGTTTCGATCCCACTACCTCCTCGCTGACAACGAAGCGCTCTCCCAACTGAGCTACAGGTCCAATTATGCAATTGGCAGCTCCCAGTCTCTATGTCTAGTCATCTCGCGCGGGGATGACCACTAACATGAGGGCTGGCGGGTGAAAGCCTGACGTTTATCCCGCTTTGTTCGTTCTCCACCCGCTTCGATATGCATCTCTAAGCAAGTGATCGACGACATTCTATGCAATTTCATGATCTCTTTATACCACACCGTTATGTTGGTGTCAAATACTTTTTTCTAAATTTTCTCACTGCCTTCTCATCAATACCTAGATATCTAGCAGTTTCTCTGTTATTACCACCACAGGCGATCAACACAACTCTTCGGATTTCGATAACTTCGTTCGAGAGCTTTCTAGTTATGTTATTCAAGCCTTGGGCATTGATGTGACCGAAGCCACCCTTACCGCCCTCCATGAGGTTGTACGTGTCTTGGCGGGCACAATAAATGTCGTTTACTAATTCTGTTTCTTTCTTGATCATGTCATCATGATTATCGTAGACAAATAATGTCTCTTTCTGGAACGCTTCTCTACCATACTTTTTAATGGCATGAGATAGGACTGATCCTGAACCGAGATATGCATCATCAAGATCATCGGTCTTATGGTGACCGATGTACTGTTTTTGATTGACGAGATTGGTGGTACGATACACAGTATAGTAACTCATACAAGTTACTTATACCAGATGTACCACCAATCTCGCTAAAAATCATATTCAATTGTCAAAGAACCTGAACATTTACTTATACACGACGATCAGTAATTGTCAAGCGTCATGTGCATTTAATTTGATGGACCAGACCCCGCTTGCAGGGGCAACCTTCGGCATTCCGATGCTCTCTTGGCGTTGAGCTACTGGCCCTAAAAAGGAATCACGCCTTTCATCTCGGAAAACCCACCCTGTTCGAGGGCAGTACGAACTTCATCTTCTGTCAATGTGATCATGATGTGTGTTCCTCAATGTTATGTTGATGACGTACCCTACAATTTTTTATCGATCTCTGCAAGTCTTTTTTGCAGTCGGGCACGTTCCTCATTCAGATTTGCCTGTGTCCGATCCTTGGCACGAATCTTATCAAGCTTCTCCTGTTCAGCTCGTCGCACCAATTCAGCGGCGATCTTATCCTTATTATCCACTTCCCATTTCTCAAACTCTTTGAGCTTCTTTTCATATGCAAGCAGATGATCGTTACACACACGATCAGACGGACGAACCTGATATGTCACTTTTAGGTAGGGAGAAGGATGAGCGCCATAATCATAGTCATCTGTGGTAGCTTCGAACTGCAACTTATACACATCAATCGTGTCTGGTACAGCGATGTTGACATGATACGCATTCTGACCATGTAGCCTATCTAACATCTCCTTAACGATCCGGTTAAGATCGATGCCACCAGAACCATAATAGTCCATAACACGAATTTCAATCACTTCATCAGGAAGCTCTTTGAACTTGGGTTTTTGTTTGATCTTGAACATACCAAACTCCTACTTTGCGTTAGCGATCAGCCACTCAAGACCTTCGATGTTCTTTTCAAGTTCAGCGATCTGGTTGATCATGGTGCCGTGCTGCTCAAGGTACATATCAAGAGCTGACTTGGCATTAACCATCTCTACCGATTCTGGTTGATCATCGAACATCTCGTCAAGGGTTTCGACCTTGCTGGACTCAACGACTTCTTCAACTTCGGTGAAGGTTTTAATTGTCTCGACCGGTGCATTGTAATCCAGCACAGTGCCGCCAGCATTGATATAAGGACGACCATACCGACCCATCTCAACATTCACATAGAAACCAACATCAAAGTAATCAGTCTGGATATCAGAACGATCCCAGTTTTCCTTGTTGATGGTACCGATGACCTCTTTGATCAGAGTCAGGCTGTTGCCCGAAAAGGTGACCTGAGGATGATAGTGATTGATCGACATATACTGTTCGGTGTTGGCATATCCGCTGCTCCACTGGAAATCGAGATCGGACTTCAGAATGGAAACGGTAATCGAAGAATGACTGTTGACATCCTTGCGAACAGAAAACTTCCAATCAGGAAACGCTGCCTTAAGATCGGCGCGGATAACCTTGACTGCTGCGGTTGAGATGTAAGCCATGATGTCGCTCCTTTGTTTCGATGATCAAGGTATAGGACACACCGAAACAAAGGTCAACAACTATTTTCAGAATAACTGAACTTTTTTACATACCCGAGAAACATCTTTCCTCGGACCAAAAATCCATAGTGCTGTAATCATGGGGACATATTGAATATCTCCGTCAGTCTCGACCTTATAGGATCGATCTTTAGTAATCCCGTGCATAGTTGTGCCGGTCTTATGAGATGATGCAATAATGTCCAGAAGCTGACGTTCGTTACCAGAGAACACCAAGGCAGTCCCGAAGTAGCCATCATCGGCCCATTCGCGATATGCCTCGGTACTAAGCTCTGCATGAAATTCAGAAGTAGCATGGCTACCCTGAGCGATTGCCCTGCCGGGTGTCATGTCAGGGATGTCATTACGAATGACGATCCCCAACACTAACTGATCAGCCTTAGAGGCCACCATGCATCCGTCGAGCCTTGTTCTCGGCCTTGGTAACATGCAGGGTAATCAGCATGTCCCGTGCTTGAGCCTTGTTCATCTCAAGCTGAACCGAAGTTTCCCGAGTTGGGAATCCACCCGAATTGCGTTGCTCATTCTTGAACGAAGAACGAGTGTCTCGAATTGACTGGCTGAGAGTTTTATAGTGGCTCTTCCAATCAGTACGGAAAGTCCGATACGTGATCTGACTGTTGCTGAATGAAAGGGGTTTATACGTAACGTCCAAGTTGAGGAAGTTATCGATATTTTCGTTAAGTGTATTCATAGGAATTCTCCAAAGTTACATGTGATATGGGATAAAGTATTTCAAATCTTGGAGTCTGTGTCAAGGGGGAATTTTATTAAATATCTACGTCATAACGTATTCCTTTAGCTGCTTACGAAAATGGTGCCTCTGGTCAGAATTGAACTGACATATATCCGGTTTAGAAGCGGTTGCCTTACCAGTAGGCTACAGAGGCTTATATATCAAATGGCCACTTATCAAGAAATGCTGCAAGGCCTGCTCCTAATGCTGCGGTCCATCCTGCAATCATTGCCCAATTACGTCTCCACCACATCATTGTTAGATTAGGCTTAACTATATTGGCAGTCTTATCACCCACATGAGTCAGTGGGGTAATTTCACTCAGAAACATATCGAATGTTCCGTCTTCCTTCTCAAGCCTCGATACTCTCAAGGCCACCTGAATTATAACATTTGATTTGGTGATATAGTGCTTGACCATATCGTATGAGTATGCACGTCCGTCAGCAACTCTTCTTGCCATTTCCTCATCGGCTTCGACATCATTCGGGATGGTGAAATCTTGGAATTTACGTTGCTGTAATTCGTATTCAGTATATTCGGTGATGGTGCAAAACATTTTATTGGCAGATAATATGGTACCGTCTCTGCTTACCAGAGCTTTACCGGTGAACCCAATGTCCCAAATTTTGTCTGCAAATTGATCAAGCTCTCGCTTACTCAAATTTTTACTGATTGGCAATGTGTCATACCCCTTCTACATCGGTATACTTATATGATGTAGAATACTAGAATACTATCACATGTTGGCTAACAGTGAGCCACAACCAATGCGACAAGTTCCGGAACCCTGAGTGCTACAAAATTAATCCAAGCATACGTGTTCATAATAAATTCCTCACGATTAAATACTAAATTGGTGGGCGCACTAGGATTCGAACCTAGGATCAGGCTCTTATGAGGAGCTGGCTTTAGACCACTTTGCTATACGCCCATGATGTATGGCGGAAGGTGAGGGAATCGAACCCTCGGAACCTGTTAAGGTCCACGGATTAGCAGTCCGATGCATTACCACTCTGCCAACCTTCCCAGTATACTACTTAGTCTCCCATTGGGATAAATGCTCAAGCACTTCCATCGAAATTACTACGGTATCAGTGTTCTGTTTGGAAGCTCGCAATAGGTTTTCGATTTTGGACAATTGGTCCTTACGATGGAACTCAGTCCAAAATCTACGACTCATATGAATGTCCCCCGGAGAGGAATAGTCTTCGTTAGCCAATTCGGTGGCCTGTTCGGACGTATTATACGGACCAAACAAATAACGCCGCTTGGCTAGATAATGAATTTCCAACTCAGCGATCTGGCGGGATTCCCGATCATTGTAAACCTTATTGATATTTTTCATAGCCGTCTCACAACGGAATTCAATATCACCAGATTTCAATTCAACGAATGCTGTACCGCAATTACACATGAGGGATTCTCCAATTGATTATATTACTACTATACATTACTGGCGATCAGTGTCAACCCTCGATCAGATAAAAATCTTGAGGGTCGATAGAAACCATTTCCGATTCAAGATCAACTTCAAGAGTATCAGGACTTATCAGTGCAAAAAGTCCTAAGTGATCCTTCCATTGAACTGCAATGGAAACGGGCATCCTCATAGCCATACCAGCCTTGATCGATTCCACAACTACCGATGCCGGAAGCTTGAATATAGATTTCTTCGAATCGACAATATGGATATCGAGTAATGACGACACATTCTCACGAGGACAAATCATCATGTGGCTGTAGCGTTCTGGATGATTGCTACTCACCACATACGTAGCCCATGCCTTGGCAATTTTATGGGCTACGTCATCTTTGGTATATGTCGTCATCTCGATATCCAATACTGATTGTTGATTAGGCGATAAGAGATTCCATCCCACCAACAGCACCATACTCCCGGCGCTTAACCTTGAGAAGAAGGATACTGTCTTCAAGACCGTACCGCTTATATACAAACGTTCCGGAATTAGAGTCATACTCAAACAAGCTATCAATATCAAAGGTCATCCAAGAATTCTCCGGGAAGAACTTACGAACAACTTCATTATATTTATCATGAAGTTCCGCATTCTCCGGATTTCTCCGAACATCGAGATCAACCTCTTTTTTGAAATATGCCTTTACTTGATTGGAATTGATCGAATATTCCAAACTCTCAAGATCATCAACCACCTTCCGTTCTTGGATGACCTTATCAGGACCACCATTGACGCTGATGCTAATGTCATACATGTCGAATGCGGTTTGTGGCGACACGTTCAAGAACTTGCAGACATCCCGAAGAGATTCGTTATATCGGTTCATTTCTTCGACAGCAGCGGCCATCATATCGAAATTGATTCCTCGGAACATATCAACATACCGGACGAATTCTTCAACTCGATCTTGATTGATAAGATTATCCTCACAGTACTCTCGAACAAATTCCGGAGACAGGTTATCAAATTTAAGGGAATAGTACATCCGACCGGGCCGGTTCTTCAAGAATTGAGATACCCGATAGGATTCATTTGTCGTGATGACAAAGAGCTTCTTGGTTTTATAGACACCATCAAACAGAGTCAAAATTCGTGCTTGGGCCTCGTCGCAATAAACCTTTTCGAACTCATCAAAAAGAATGATTGCCGGAACATTAATGCTCTGCATAAACTTATTGAAAGTTTCGCCGCAGAATGGCTGATTGATGATGATGGTAGGATATCCAAGCTTCAGGCCTTCGACAGAAAGCTTTTTAGCCAGCAGTGTCTTACCGCTACCCTTGATGCCATCGAGATGGACTCCCGTACCATGAGGGCGATCCCCAAAGGTATCCAAGATGCGCTTAGTGGTTGATGTGACATCGCCATAGACCTTTGAAGGCACTGACATGTTCTCAATCTTCTGAAGAGAGAATACATCATTGCGTTCGTCATACACGACGCTATATGTCTGAATTGGGAGTTCGGAAAATACATCAAACTCTTGGGCAGGACTGATTTTGTAGTGACCGCCAGAATGAATGATATGGGTCTTGTTTGTCATCTTTGATTCCATAATAAGGGTTGTTGATGAGTATGGTATACATGACCACATCTAACATGTCAAGGCAAAAAGCTGCTACGGATCGAACACGACCCATGATCCATTTTTTCGACGACCGATATTGTACTGATGCAAATCAAACCTCTTAAACGCCTTCGGACCATAATACAGAGATTTGAACAAATCATACAATTCAGATAATTTCATACCTGTTCTAGTTATAAAATTAACATGGCTGACGTAATCCGAATATCGACCCCAACTCTCAATGGTATATTTACTGCCCTTGGTGCCTATATCTTTGGGAGGTCCGTCATCCCCGAACTCTTTATAATATGATGCCAGAGTAGCAAGACTGTTCCCAAGATGATAACCTTTCATCAAATCCGCCTCAACCGAAACTCGCTCCATAACAGTAATGGTCACTTTGTGGCCAAGCTCTGAGGAATTAAAATTTCGATGAACTATGATATCAGGATACATTTTGTTCGTGGGGTTCGACTTGGCCAGTGCCACGAATTTATCATAATTATCTGTATTGATACCGCTTGCATCAATTCTCAGAATGAATTCTTTTGGATATCCAGCGATCAACCCAACAAGATTCTTATTGCGGACCAGATACGCAGAAGCATTGGAACCGTTTCCAATGTTTTTGATCCTATAATATTTCTTAAGATGGGCTTTGAAATCTTCCCATGTTACGAGGGCATCACTATTGAGCTTATTGGCGATGTTTGTGTTAGCCTCGGACATCGTGGTCTTTGATGTGAATTTGGGATTGGCCAAAAGCTTTTTAGTTGAAATTCGGAGTGGCGAGTTGGGAATATCCTGATTACCCTTGAGGGCGGCATAGACAACAGACTGCCGCTCTAGTGCTTGCCCCCGCAATGTACCAATTCTATTGATATCAACATCATCTCCGAATGACACAGCCTTCTGTTTACCAAAGTTTCCGGTAACCACTTCATATGATACTTGCCCGACTATCTCAGAAAAGTATGCGGCATGGCATGCCTTGGGGGAGTATTTGGAGTGAACGTAATATGAATCAAGTTCTCCCGGAAAGGTGAAGTCGAATCCCTTGAAGTTCACCTTTCCGTCAATCACCCTGAGTTTATGAGGACCGTAATGAGAGAACACGTCATGAACAGCCCTGAACTTGATATTGATGTCAGGACTATATACGGGATGATCAGTATGTCCAGTATACACCAGAATTCTTTTATTCTTATGGACGTCCTTGATCATCTCTTCGTCAGACCCATACGGATCATGTTCAGAATTGACTACCTTGATGCCAAGCTTCGTATGGATCATTTTATAGAGGTGTTCGATATTCTTAACGCTGGCGTCATATGATGCCCTGACGCTCGAATCTACCGTTGGGGCACGGGAATACATCTCGGCTATCACAACAGCATAGGATATCATCTTGAGCTTATCATCACCAAAGAATGATTTTTCTGAAATTGGAATAATTTGCATTTACATCACCAGAATTCTAGAGAGTTTATCATGGATCAAAGACCACCACTTTATTGTCACTACGAAATCCAAAATTATCTAGGTGAAGATCGAACTCAAATTTGTGATTAATATACACTGTCTGCATTAAATCGATAGCTTCCGCGTGATTAATATTAAACAAGTCGAGATTATGATGTAAACGATAATATTTATCAATATCTTTATGGTCTGGTGGTGGACCATCAGGACCAAATTCACGAAGATAATAATATGTGTCCCCAAGAAAAACTTCAATGGCATTTCGAAAACCGAAACTGCGCTTGGTGACATTGACATACTCGACAATGCTGACATCTATAACCTTACCGGATTCGGAAGAAAGCTCTTGATGGGCAATGATGTTGGGATACATCTTATTTTTTGGATATTCTGCTTGGGCGATCTTAACAAAATCAGCCCATCGATCTCTTTTGGAATTATCTGACTTACTAATCTTCAGGATAAACTTTTTAGGAAATCCGAAGAAGTATGATAATATATCATCTCTAGCGCGGGCCACATAGGTATTGGAATACATACCAGAACCAATTTTCTTGACGTGGTATTTTCTTGTGAGGGTTTTCATAAACTCCTCGATAGACGTCTCTTTGAGGGACTTCTTAATTCGCTTGGCGGATAATTTATCTAATTCTTGTAGAAGTTCCATCACATCACCAGAATTCGACCAGAAGCACTGCTGATTAGATTGTCGATATAGTATTCAATATCACGACCATACATACCGGCAGCATCAGCAAAATCTTTCAACTGGTCCCCGGTAGCACTAGGATGATATTTTGAATTCCGAACCTTGAAGACTTGGGGAGTGTCTTTGATCTTAACTTTGCCGGTTACCATATACTGAGCGATCATCTCATTGATGACCTCGAACCAATCTCTGATCTTGCCATCACGGGCAGACTTGAAAGTGGCATGGGCAGTCCAGAACCCCTTGAAGGTCAGTTCGTCATTGCGAACCTGTCTGTGATTGTTCGAGTATATGTGACGCTTGGTGTCATTATATTTAATGCTGAACTCACCGTCATCCAGAAGGGTCTGAGTTGCCATTTTGATATAATCTGACAGTTCCTCGTATCCCGGAAACTGTTGTTGCATCCTGCCGGTCCTGTAGCTGGCTCTGGCAAGGGCATGTCCAAATCTATGAGCGATCATCCACGGCGTCATGGGCTTCCACTCAGACCCCTTATTATTCGTGTAGATGATGAAGATGCCATCAGGGTCTTTTTCAAAATCCTTCTCGACCATCTTGTAGAGTTTCTCATCGAGATTCTTCTCAACAAAATCTAGGCTGACTTCACCCAACTCTGTGTGTTGATTCGCCTTGGGCGTATTCACAAAATATAGGTATAAATTTTCATCGACATTGGAGAATGACTTCTTGATACGTTCGACCATCTTAGGACGAGATACCATTCTTCGGTCTGCCTCTTTTCGGAAGCTACTGGATTTAGAGAAATCCCCGACATGCTGAACATCAGCAACCGGGGCTTCCTTTAGAAATTTAATGAATTTTGCCATGTAGTCCTCAATGATCAATCAAGGATTACTTATACTATTGGCTATGCTAGGTCTAGTTCCACCGAAAATTTATGGCATGACCATGCGGCCTTCAAATACCAACCACGCTTTTGGTGTTCGGCATAGTCCTCCCATGATCCACCATTGACTTCGATTGCCATATCTTCAGCAAGTTCCCAAATGTATGGGTTGGTGTCAGTCCAGTCCACAAGATCAATCATTGGTATACTCAGTACACACATTTCCCGGAATCATTTGACGATGTTGAATCCATCCCCGGAAGTTACCTGACCATATTTCCCATCTTTGAGGGGCGTCATTGGCCTGAAGCTTCTCAGGTGCTATGTGAGTAAATCCCATAGGCATCAGTGCGTTCATATCCGTTACATGTAGAGTAGTGGGAGACGCCTGATGCTCGAATGGACTAGCATGGCATGGTGTAGACTCGATCAGCCGCTTATAGATCATAGCAGCCTTCTCGGGACTCGTATCCAGCTTCCGGTATGATACCTGTGCGCAACATGATGCAGAGATAGCCAATGCCTCGGCCTTCTCTTGTTCCCAATGATCATGGTTTTCAAATTTCAGATAGCCATCCTTATAATAAGGAAGATGCCAATCATCAGGACCATCAAGAAGAACAGGTTCACTGATTTCATAAACTTCCCACATGACTTCGGCAAGATCATTAATTTCTGGCTGTGCGTCAGGATGCTTTCGAAGCCACCACCAGTTATCATATGATGTGGCAGTTACCACAACCTTAATGTGAGTGAATGGTTCCAGCAATCGGTTGACGATTTGCTTGTGATACCCACCAGTTGCAAACCCTTCAGCAACTTCAACTGCCAAATTAAGACCGGTCAACCAAGCCTCCTCTCTGGTTCCAGTAAATTCTGCGGTCTGCATCATATCCGGATCATCTTCTTCCATTTCCCATCTGAGATATAATGAAACTGGCTCATCACACTCTTCCTTGGCCTGCATTCCCGGCTGGTTCTTTCCCCAATGATTAGGCATCGCCGGATTCTCTTTGACCAACTCGATCATACGAGCCACAGGAATGGCCCGACTAGATGCAGCATTGCGAGAGAATGCTCGATGAGTCATCAGCTCGGCATGGATGAACCGGGGATATTCCAGTTCAAATGTTGTGATACGAACTCCATCCGGAGAGATAGAGTCCGCAATAACTTCAGCACTAATTGTCATTTTCAGATTCCTTCAAGGCGTCAATCATATTAGAAACTAAAATACCGGTAAGCTCTTCTTCAAGACCATCACCATGGACAGAAATATCTGGGGGCGAAGCAACCCTAATGATATAGTCTGACCATGTTGGAGTAAAATACGGGAAATATTTATCACCAAACTTTGCAATTATGATTGGAGAATCATAATTGATAGCATCAGGGTCGCTCTGCCTACCAATGTAAGCAACGAGATTGTGTTCCGGAATATACTCTCCCCTCCCACGTCTAGTAGCCATTGCAATATTAGCACCAGCCCGTCTCAATTCACACTCGTTCATATATGCGTCATAGTGAGGTTGGAAACATTCACTAGTATCAGTGGCTATCCGGTCAGAGATGATCTGATCGCACTCTTCCTCAGACACAAAATCTTCTAGATTAACATCTACCGAAGAAATTTCAACGCTACACCATTTGGGTTTAGTCTCAGTCTCGGGAGCAAACAGTGCTTCTGTTGAACTATCATGTTCTGAGAATCTAGTGTAAAGATATCGAATTTTCATATCTTCGGGAGTGACTTCTTGTTGTGGGAATATGTGAAAAATTCCTTTACTCATCGTATTTGAATCCTTTAAATTTATCTGTCAGTTCTGCATTGCGACCCAAGTCCATGACAGGAATGTCAGGTGCTGGCTTGGAAGACTTTCCGGTACCTGTTAAGGTTTGAGCTTTGGCATCGACATCATACAGCCTCATCTTATAATAATCAACCCCCATCACAAACTTTTCAAAGTTGCCGGTATCACCAAGACGGTTCTTCAGCATTTTGAATTGGAACTGACCTGACTTGGAGAGTTCTTCGGTTGTGGTGATAGCGATCATGAAGTCAGCAGTAGCCGGAAGTCCGAATGACTCTGCCACGTTTGTCATGTCCACATCGGACATTGCATAGCCGGTACGATTGACCTGAGTGGCCGTCACTACCGGCAAGTCGAATTCAATGGCCAGACCTCTAAGCTCTTGGGCAATGGACTGAATGTATAGGTATGAGTCCGAAGCCGAAGAAGCCTTGAGGCGAGATGACGCCATCAGGTTGATATAGTCTACGTAAATGATATCAGGAACAAAGTCCGACTTCATCGATAGATCATTTAGCAGTGCCCGAAAGTTACCGACATGGGCAGAGCCTGTAGGAAACTGCTTGAATTTCAAATTACCTTGAGATTTAGATCGAGCTGCGCCGACCTTACCCATAAATCGTTCTTTGGTAGTTGTCTTCAGGGAATTGATATTGATGTCTAGGAGATTGGCATCAATTCGTTTACCGATTTCCTCTTCGGACATCTCCAAAGAAATATATAGAACGTTCTTTCCATCCGAAAGATTATTGGCAGCCATCGAACACATCGACAGAGACTTACCAACATGGATACCAGCCATAAGCACACTGAGTGTTTTGTCTGGTAGACCCCCTTCTGTTATATCATCAAGGATATTAAGATTGAATGGAATTCGGGCATCGTGTCTGGTATAGAAATCGTGTCTGGCAGCAGCGTCAGCAAAATAGTCATGGCCGACATTCTTATCAAA